GTAATAAAGAGATAGCTGTTCCTTGTTCACCGATGCGGCTGCACGGTACTGGCTGCGTAGGATAGCTTCTTTTATGCTCTTTACAGCTTCTCTATAATTCTGATTTATATCCATTTGTATTTTGTTATATGTGACAAAAGTACAAAAATAATGCTGGCGAAACGACAAAACTTTGTTTTCTTTTCGCCAGCACATATTTTGCTGTCAGTATAAATAAGTTTAGTTTGTTCCTTTGTCTATATATCCAAAACGAACTTGACTTAATCTGTAACCTTTTTATTATAATACTCCAAAAACGCCACTTCACCTATCTCACTTAACAGTTTTTGATTTTCAATAAAATCCTGTCCATGCTTTTGCCAACGTTTGGCAAATCCTTTAAATCTGGTACATGGGAAGTTGCTGCATTGGAAACAATGTGTTATCTTTTTCCCAAAACAACATAAATGAAATGTTTTGCATTTTTCACAACGAGAATGATTTAACTCGGCTCCTCTGCAAGCTCTTTTTTCTCTCGTATATATGGGGCATCCCCCACAAAAGACACCACAAGCAGGAATACGACCATTATAAGGCTTGATTTTAGCCATTTCCCTTGCCATCCAAAAGTTAGTGAGAGAAAGCTGATTCGCTTTGCGCTTTTTACGGGGGGAAAAACGAAGCGTGTCAATATGTGGTCGGCCTAAAAATGGGTGATTGCTTTGGTTTTCAAAGCGTTATGGTGGAGTAGGGGAGGGTGGCCTACAAAAACGAAGCGTTTACATCGCTTTACATTGGGCTTACATTTGAGCTCTGTTTGAACGCCGTTCAAATGAAATGCTTTACATTGAACGTAGGATAGGGGAGAAATAGGCCATCGCACTGTCGGTTTACTCCTGTGATCCGTTTCTGATCAGCTCTCATATACAAAGGTAGGCAAGAAGATCGGTTTATGCAAGTGGAGTAGGGGAGTGCATAGTACTCTCCTATTTCTTTTTATTAAAATTATTCCATATAGGTGATATTTGGTATGTTTGCAGCAAAATAAATGCAATATACTATGACTAAAGTTATCCATGTACACCTGATTTATGAGAAAAAGAACCTCTATTTCGGCAGCATTTCCGCCATATTTGATACTTTGACGGAGAGTGAAGTCGGTATCACCAAGAGCAGTCTGTTACATGCCGGTTTGACCGATGGATCCGTGAAATACACGAAACGTGCGATGATTATCCAGTCGCACTTGATAAAGACTACCAGAAAGGGCTAAAACGGCCTTAGAACGTCTATAAAGCCGCTTTTTGCGGCTTTTTTTGTGTTCTTTGGGTGGTACCCTTTTCAAATAGTACATCTGAAAGAAGCTGCTACTTATTTGAACGGTTTGAACGGTCGTAAAAATGGAAAGGACGGACATTTGGATGGACACTTGGATGGACATTTTGAGCGTTGGAAAAACGAAACGTTTCGATTGGATGGACATTTGGACGGACATTTTTCTCTATTTTTGAAAGCATTTTTATAGGAATACTCTTTTTTCGTACCTTGTTTTCTTTTGTTTATAAACTATTGCAGGGGGTAAATAATATTTCATAAATAATTATTTACTCCCCTATATTTTATATCATTGTTTTAAAAATCAGCGTCTTACTACTTTTTACCCCCTTTGTCCCATAAAACTCGTTTTATCCGACACCTGCAAGTGTTGAACTCTCCGCACCTGAAACACGCCCCGCACTTTCCTGCCTGAGTTGCACAATGGTATGTTTTAGAATACCTATTTCTTCTGCTTGCTCTTTTATTGTTACCTGCTGTTCTTTTATCGTAGACAGAAGTTTATCGAATATTTCGGGAGGAAGGCCTTGGCTATTATCGTTTTTTTCCTTATCTTTATTCTTAGAAGCATAGCTTGTATGTATGTATTCTGCTGGTGTTGGCTGGTTCGTTTTTGTCATCTCTCCCCTACCAGTTAGAAGCCATTCAGTATTTATATCTACAAACATGTTTGCAATCGAAAGAAGGATATCACTACTTACTTCTGGATATTCATTATTCCTTCTATCCAGATTAAATACTCTATTAAGTTTTTGAGAACTTGATAGATGAATCATCTCGCTAAAGCGCTTTACGCTACCATTAGCATAGAAATCGACTAACTGTTTTACTCTTTCATTTACGGCTGGTAAAGGCCTCTTTGAAAAAATATTTTCACTTTCTTCCATTTTATCTTTGTTTATTGAAAACATGTTTGTATATTTGCAACGTGTTCAAAGTGTGAACGCCGCCTCAAAGCTACAAAAAAGGCTTGAGGTGACAATGAGAAATATAAAAAGAAGAAAAATGAAAGCATTGAAAGTAACCGTTGACTGGGCAGAAATGGACCTGTTTGCTGCCACCCTTAAAGAGTTGAATGATGACGAAAATATTTTCGCCTACCAGATTGACGCGTTGACCGGTATCGTGGTCTGCGAGAACGAGTGCGGCCTGGCTTATTGCCGTTCCTGTTTTGACTACCGGGTAACCCCGACAATAGAGGAGCTTCGATAGATTTCCCGGGCGGTTAGTTCAGTTGGTAGAACACGCCAGACTCCCGCAAGGGAGAGGCCATGATCCGCGGTTCGAGTCCGCGACTGCCCACTATAATAATTAAATATCAGTGAATTATGAAAGAACGAATAGTCGTAGAATACAGCGAGGTGGGTAAGATAGCCGGTTTGCTGGGTTGTTCCCGGGAAATGGTCTCCCACTCCCTTGCATTCCGCAAGAACAGCAAGTTGGCCCGTTCCATCCGCAAGCTCGCTATCGAGCGCGGTGGTACCAAGGTAGGTGGTAACCCTCAAAAAAAGGACGGTGATGAAAAGTGACCTGATGACATTGTTCGGTGACCAGCTGCGCTGGTTCACCCGTCTGAACCGGAAACAGCGCCTTTGTGTGCTTTATTTCTGTCTGAGTTTCGGGATCCTGCTTTCTGTGGTCTTTGACCACCTGCTGCTGGAGCTCGCCGTCGTGCTGAACTTCGGGGCTTCAGCGAGACTGATGAAGAGGCATGTCCCTTTGAATGATTTGGAGGAGTGATAATCGGACTGGGAGATGGAATACTACAAGAAAACATTGTGTGTAACCTATCAGGAACTGACTTGTGGAGATGATCCGGTGATAACCAGGGGTGCCCTTGACAAACAGCTGCAACGTGGTACCATTGAACGTTCCCATCGTGGCGGCGGAGAAGGTTCCCGTGCACAAATCATCTATTCCTCCCTTCCCGATAAATACCAGAAACGTTTTGTTGCCAAGTACGGCGATCCTGAACAGAAATTGATACGAGAAATGATTATGAGCAAAGTGAAGAAAGACGAGAACGCGGAGCTTTTCTTTGAGGAGTACCGCTACGACAAGAACGGTGAGCAGGTTCCCCTTCCCGAGCGTATCCAGGCCGAGTATGTATGGAACGCCTCGGTGCTTAACGCACTGATCAGCGAGCTGGACACGCTTCGTCCGAAACGTAACATGCTGGGGGGGAGCCGTAATGTATGGGAAACGTTGCTTGCCAGGGTTGAGGAATGGCGCGGGGAGTACGCGCATACCCTTCCGGGCAGCGAGGGCCGTCTGAAGAGCCTTGTGAACCAGTACAGGCCGCAGAACTACGCGGTACTGGTCAGCGGCAAGTATGGCAACAGCAACACGCTGAAGATCGAGGAGGAAGCCGGGCGTTACCTTGTCGCGCTGAAACGGAGCCGCGTCCCTGTCTATACCGACATGCAGATATTCGAGGAGTACAACCGTGTCGCCCCGGAACGTGGCTGGAAGCCCCTGAAGAGTCCCCGCAGCCTTCGCGAATGGCTTAACAGCCCCCGTATCGAGCCTTTATGGTATGATGCGGTCCACGGAGAGATGAAGGCGCACCAGCGTTACGGCCGCAAGCACAAGACCGAACTTCCCAGCCGCCGTGACAGCCTGTGGTACGGTGACGGTACGAAATTGAACCTCTACTACAAGGACGAGCATGGTAATGTCCGCACCATCGGTGTGTACGAGGTCATGGATGCCTACAGCGAGGTACTGCTGGGCTTCCATATCAGCGAGAACGAGAATTACGAGGCGCAATATCACGCCTACCGCATGGCTCTCCAGACAAGCGGGCACAAGCCTTACGAGCTGGTCCATGACAACCAGGGCGGTCACAAGAAACTGGAACGTGTCTCGGATGGTCTGCTGGCAAAGATCAGCCATATCCACCGCCCGACCGCTCCCTACAGCGGCCAGTCGAAAACTATCGAATCGGCTTTCGGCCGTTTCCAGAGCCAGGTCCTGCATAAGGACTGGCGGTTTACCGGTCAGAACATCACCACCAAGAAAGCATCCAGCCGCCCGAACCTTGAGTTCATCGAGGCCAATAAGGACAAACTTTACACCCTTGCCGAGCTGAAGGCGAAATATGTCGAGGCACGCCGGGAATGGAACGAGATGAAGCATCCGGCCACCGGTATTTCCCGGATCGGGATGTACAACACCAGTGTGAACGAGGAGACGGAAGCGGTGACGGCACGTGACATGGTGGATATTTTCTGGGTGATGACCTCCCGCCCGAGCACGTTCACTTCTTCCGGTATCGAGGTCACGATCGGCGGCAAGTCCCGCACCTATGAGGTTTATTCCTCCCCGGGCGTTCCGGATCATGAATGGCGCCGCCGGAATACCTACAAGCAGTTCTATGTCAAGTATGACCCGTATGATTTCGGCAGTGTCCGGCTGTACTGGAAGGACAAGGGCGGGGAGTTCCGTTTCGAGCGTGTCGCCGAGCCCTACATGGTTATCCACCGTGCCATCCAGGACCAGGGAGAAGGCGAGGCCGCCTTCATCCGTCGGGAACAGGAGGCCAACGTGCAGGACCGCGTGGAACGTCAGGTGGTTGCCAAGGAAATAGAGTACGAGCACGGGGTGGCTCCCGAACAGCACGGTCTGAACACTCCGAAACTGAAAGGTATTACGGCCGAGGTGCAACGTCAGATAGACCGTCGTACAAAGAAGTACGGCCAGCCTCCGGAAGAGATTGCCCTGGGGCGTTCCACCAAAGTGATCAGCAATATAAGCTGGGACCAGCTCGGTCGTCGTGAAGTGGACAAACGGAAAATAGTCGGAAAATTTTAAAGAAAATTGATTATAAAAATACGATTGGTTATGGAAATTACAATGAAAGAGAAAAACGCCATCAGTGAGCGCCTTCGCGCTTACGTGGCCAAATACCCGAGCCAGACGAAGGCCGCGGGCAGCCTGAAAGGTGTCAGCGTGGGTACCGTGAGCAATATCCTGAACGGCCGTTTCGAGAACATCAGCGATGAGATGTTCCGCAACGTGGCCTCCCAGGTGGGAGGTATGGGCACACCCGGCTGGCAGATCGTTGAGACGGGCGCGTACCAGGAGATTACCGAAGTGCTTTCCGACGCGCAGCGCTGGCGTAGCGTCCGCTGGGTGACCGGCGAGGCCGGCTGCGGCAAGAGCACCACCGCCCGGGTGTACCTTCAGGACCACAAGGAGGTTTTTTACATCCTTTGCTCCGAAGACATGAAGAAGGGTGATTTTGTCCGCGAGATTGCCCGCACGGTAGGAATCCGTACCGAAGGCTGCAATATCCGCGAGGTGTGGGGGCTTATCCTTGACGACATCATCCAGATGGACGCGCCCCTGCTGGTGTTTGACGAAGCCGACAAGCTGACAGAGCCGGTGTTCCACTACTTCATCAGCCTGTACAACAAGCTGGAGGAGAAATGCGGTGTCGTTTTCCTGAGTACCGACTATATCGTCAAGCGTATCAGTAACGGGCTGAAGTACCAGAAGCCCGGTTATAAGGAATTTTTCAGCCGTATCGGACGTAAGTTCTTCACGTTGGAGCCGACTGACCAGAATGATGTCTATATTATCTGCACGGCGAACGGGCTGACTTCCCGGCAGGATATCGATGTCGTGATGAAGGAGGCTGCCACCTGCGATTATGACCTTCGCCGCGTGAAGGATTCCATCCACAAGGTAAAACGCATGAGTGATTTGTAACCCGTTCAAATACCGTTCAAACGCAATTTTAAGGATATGGAAAACAAATTTGAATACTTGAGAATCGATGGCCGCGACCGGCTTCCCTCTCCCTGGTTCAGCTATCCCGTCCTGACGGAATACGAGACTGTGGCCATTTACCGGAACGGACGCGACTACCTGGACGTCCTTGTAGGGCGGCAGGACGGCTGGTGGACTGCCGGCGTCCACATGCAGGTGAACAGTTCCGGTGCCGGTTTCGGCCCGGGGCGCAAATGGGGACAGTTCGCCACCCGTGAGAACGCCCTTCTGTGGGCACTCGGCTGGATGCTCTGCCATAAGAAACTACAGGGCGCCGCACGGCAGGCCGTTCTTGACAAGATTGACGATATCCGGCAACTTAAACTTTTCTGACCATGAAGCGTGCATTGAGTGTAAAGGATATCCTCAGCAAGAAGTATGAGGTATTTCCCTTCGAAGGAAAGTGGAAGGAGGCCTTCGACACCCCGGAACGTACGGGTGTATGGTTTATCTGGGGTAACAGCGGTAACGGTAAGACTTCTTTTGTGATGCAGTTGTGCAAGGAACTGTGCAAGTATGATCGTATCGCGATTGATTCTTTGGAAGAGGGTACGCGTCTGACGGTCCAGAACAACCTGAAACGCTTCGGCATGGCTGGTGTGAGCCGCCATCTGGCCTTCATCAAGGAAGACATCCCGGCGCTGAAGGAACGCCTGCGCCGTCATAAGAGTTACAACATCGTCGTGATTGACAGTTTCCAGTACACGCGGATGACCTACGGTGACTATATCCAGCTAAAAGAAGAGTTTCCTGACAAACTGTTCATCATCATCAGCCATGCGCGCGGCAAGAATCCTAAAGGTGACGCCGCCACGAGCGTGATGTACGATGCCGATCTGAAGATATGGGTGGAGGGTTATGTGGCGTACAGCAAAGGGCGGTACCGTGGTTCCACCAGCAAATATGTGATTTGGGAACTGGGGGCTTTGGAAAATGGCAGTAAATAAGAATCCCCAGCCGACCTTCACAGACCGGCGGGGACGAAACGTAGTTTTAAGCGACCGGTAACGGTCAGTGCAAAAGTAATGAATTTCATTTGTAAATCAATGTGATTATGAGCAAGATCGAGAAACAACTTGAAATCTGCCCTCCCGCCTATATGTGCAAGGGACCTAACCGTGAGAACTTTGTCAGTACCGGCCACAAGTGCGGCTACTGCAAGGGTAACGGCTGGTTCTGGGGGACGGAGGAAGGCAGCCGTGAGGATATACGGAAACCTTGTCCGGTCTGTGAAGGCAGCGGTGAACTGGATGCGGTTATAACAGTGGATTGGAAACCAACAAATAAATAATCATCATGGGAAAGAAGAAAACAATAGAGAATTGTGTGGGTACAGTTACCGTTTCTACCAGAATCCAGAACGGTGCCGTAACGACCACTTACCAGTTCAAGGCCGGTTTTGCCGCTCATGGCTGGACTGATAAAAGGGCTAAGGACGTTGTCCGGCAAATGAAGTCCGGTGTGAAAAATATGATTTTCGCGGATAAAGAACATTTCGGTATTACTGATACGTCCAAAGTGACATTTTACGGTGGTGTCAAGGTTCTTGAGTGCGATTATATTCTTGAAAAATAACATATTATCAACCATTAAAATTTTACTAAAATGATTACAGAAAAACAGAAAGAGGCAGTAATGGAACTCTGCCGGTATGTGGAGAACTTTTGTAAGGAGAACGGCCTTAGCGCTTTTATGAGCGTTGCGGCCAGTGAGGAGCATCCGGACGGGCTTGAGCAGGTTGCGGGTTCAATCGTGACCGGCAAGGGTGACCATGTTATGGGTTCCATATCTGGAATCGTCAAGGCTGACAAACGTGTCTGCATGTTGCTGTCCATGGCGCTGATACAGGCCCAGGTGAAAAAGGCGGATATCAATGTTATCCCGTCTTGGGGGGGGGGATTTGAATATGAACTGATGAATGTAGCATAAACAGCCATGAGTGAGAATAACAACAAACAGAAACGTAAACGCGTCTGTCCGCATTGCGGCCGCAAGTTGTGGATGCGTGAATTTTATCCGCTGAAGAACGGGGGCCGAAATTCCTGGTGTCATGAATGTGTGCTGGAATACAAACGGGAGCGGTACCGTAAGACCCGGAAGGTTCCCGATGGTACTTTCATGCACCGAACCCAGGGGCGGATCGTGGAGCATAACGGCTACTCGACGCGTATCTTCTGGAACGGCAATATGCTTTCCATTATGCGTCGCCACTATCACAATACCCTCAACCGGGAGCTGGCTGAAATGCTCGGCGTTTCCGAACGCAGCGTCACCCGGAAGGCCCGGGAGATGGGACTGAAAAAGGACAAAGGTTTTGTAGCCTCCCTTAGCCGGGAACATCTGTTGTTGGCAAACGCGAGAAGCAAGGAACTGGGATATCCGGGCGGCTTCACCAAGGGGATGAAATTTAGGGGAAACCAGTACACCGGAAGAATAAGAGTTGAATAACCTGTAAC